GCCCAAAATGCAAAACACTTGGGAAGGCTTTCCCTGACTATTATGAGCAAGGCGACGGTAAGGGAAAGGCAATCGAATTTTGGAACAGGAGGGCTAACAATGACAGCAACCAATGAAGAACTCGCCCTACTGGAAAAGTGGAAACGAAAACTCTGCTTGCAGGAGTGGCGGATAAAGTTGTTGACCCACCTACACCCCGAAGAAATGACGATGAGTGATGCCGCAGGCTGTACCGAGTGGTCAGAAGCAATTAAGACCGCTCGTATCGAGATCATTGACCCCGCCTACTACGGCGACCGCATTGTGCCGTTCGACTTTGAAAAGACGCTGGTACATGAACTGCTACACCTGAAATTCTCCTTCTGGTGTCAGAACGAAGATGATGTTGGGGATAGAGTCATGCACCAAATGATTGACGATCTCGCAAGAGCATTTACAGAGGTGAACAACGATGAATAATGACGCTGTGAGAGAGTTGCTGAACGCCGTTGGTGCTTTAGCTGAAATGTCTCTGAATTTTTACAGGGCTTTACTCAATGCTGGTGCGACCAAAGAAGAAGCCTTTGTGCTGTTGCAGTCGTTCATCTCTGCTACCATTCACGGCAGCAAGAAGGAAAGCGATGAAAACTGAGAAAAAGAACCTTCGCCGTATTTCCATCGTAGTCACGGCACAGACCAAGGGCAACCTTGAACGACTGGCGGCGGTCTGCGGCTACTCAGAGATCGGTCGGGTGGTTGACAAACTCACCCGTGAAAAGATGATCTCCCTCCACAACTTTGAAAGGAAGGAAAAGCACCATGAGTAACGAGAAATGGAGAGACTACACACAAGAATTTACCTTGGGGCGCGACGCAGAAGAAATCAAAAATGTGCAAGCGATTCTGAATCGGCCGCGCTCCTGTACTGACTTTTCACCGGCAGCTCGGTATGCGGTGCAGCGGCTGGTAGACTACGCCAAACAGGAACATGAACTGCGGGAGAAAGCGGAAACAATACTCTGCGGAGAACGGCGCAAGGCGCTGGCGTTCTCCGCCGAGATGGCGCGGCAGGAACGCACGATCGACGACCTGCGCCAGCAGTTGTCGTTTATGCAGCAGGCGCGGTGGGACGCGGGGGTGTGAGGCATGGACGTGGCAGAATTTTTTAGTGAATTCAGACGGATGTGTAAATCGTCAAGTGATTGCACAAAGTGTGAGTATCACGGTGACAGATGTGATAACGCTATTGAGCTTCTTGAAAAAACCGTTGCGGTGGTTGAACAGTGGTCTCGGGAGCATCCGCGCAAGACGCGGCAGAGCGTGTTTTTGGAACAGTGGCCGAATGCGGCTGTCTACGGAGATGGTGTGCTCGCCGTTGCCCCGTGCCGGGTAGACAAAATCGCCACAGAACGTTGCGTTGGAAGGGCTTGCGGAGATTGCCGCCGCGAGTTCTGGATGCAGGAGGTGGAGTGATGGCTGACCTGAAATCATGCCCGTTCTGTGGCGGTAAAGTTAACCTTGTTCTGTGCGATGATGAAGGGAATCTGCATGACGAGGCATATAGAGAACGTCCCTATAGTGGGGTTGGCTTTATGCTTCGCCACACTCACGAGGAAAACCCGAGCTGCCCGATTGCAAGCTATGAATGTGATGGCGGGATTTTGGGCGGTGTGTATATTTACGACACGGAAGAACGAGCTGCTGAAGCATGGAATAGGAGGGCTGACAATGGATGAATACATCAAGCGCGCAGCGATAATGGAGTTCCCAATCCGGAAAGACCATTGCGACAAGGAGCGCGCGAACGAGCATTTTATCTTTGGCATTGAGTCGGTTCTGGAATATGTACAGAATCTGCCCGCCGCCGACGTTGCGCCGGTGGTGTACTGCCGTCACTGTCGATCCTACAATAAGCCGCGGCTGGGATGGTGCTCAGTCCACCTCGACCGCGAAGGTCCGGACGACTTTTGTAGCTACGGCGTGAGGATGGACGGTGACGCAGAATGAAAGGGATTACATACTGCGGTGCTTGTGCCGATTACGACATCAAAAAGCACCGCTGCAAGCGTGGAGCGAAGCTGGAAAGCAATCCGCAGGACAAGTTTTTTGATGATTGCCCGCTTCCAATTATCGTGCCGGTCGTGCGTGGGCGGCGGATTGAGAGGGAAGAAAAACCGATATTTCCGCATGAATTAGTAGGCCAGACAGAAGCCGTTGCGGATTATCTTCTTGACAGTGGCGTAACGGCGCAGGAGTGGATTTCGGTCAAGGATAGGTTGCCTAAAAACGATGAGATCGTGATAATCTGCACAGATAAAAACTTCATATATGCTGGTGAATTGATTGGAGATACTTGGTTTTTGGATAATGATAGTTGGACGGCAACTGTTACCCATTGGATGCCACTTCCCCAGCCGCCGAAAGGAGAATGAATAATGGATGAATGCATCAAGCGAGAAGCGGCGCTCGCATTAGTGAAGCCGGATGCGCCAGAGGATGAAAAAGCCGCCGTTACAATCGCAACTGCCAAAAAACTCGTTCGGAGCATTGTGCTCCGAACACCCGCTGCCGACGTTGCGCCGGTGGTGCGGTGTAGGGATTGCAAGCACAGCACATTGCCGTCAGAGCTTACCCAGCGGTATGGGAAGCCGGGTACGCTGACCTGTCACAATATGCACGCACCGAGCAATAGACGCAATGTGGGCAGCAACGATTTTTGCAGCTACGGAGAAAGGAAAGAAAATGATTAACGCAAAAGGTGAAGTTATTTATACAAACGCGGAAATCGCTTACGAGCTTGGGCTTTCACCGGCAACGGTTAATGCCATTGGGAGGCGGCTGTTTGGCAATGGACGAATTCCGCATTGGACACTTAATGACGTGAAGCTGATTGTTAAGTACATCAAGTCTATTTCCGTCGAAGAAGATGCGCGAAGACTGTCCGTTCTGCATGATGCCGTACATGAAATCATGGGAGATTGCAAGCTGGATGATGCCGACACAAGAAAACGTGTAGACAAAGATATTCATCTTATTCCGAAAGGAGGAAGCACAAAATGGTAATGACAAAGGGCGAGAGTATGCGTAAAGCACGTAATAGGGCTAAGTTGTCAGCAACACAACTGTCGCGGATTTCAGGTGTGCCCACAACCACGATCTACGCACTGGAACGTGGCACGGCGCGAAATGGGCGAATTGATACTATCGAGCTGCTTGCGGATGCATTGCGGATCAGTATTGACGAATACATCGGACGCCGCCGTTAGGTGATAAAGGTGAGGTGAAATAGTATGGGTCTTGATATTACAATTTCAGAGCGCAAGGAGCATCGCTGTCCCAACTGTGGTATCCCTATTGGGTATACGGATATAGCCAGCATCGACAGCGATGGTAGACTTTGGTACGACTTTCTGGAAAAGCTCGGCTACTATGTTCCCTACGAGAAGCGAACCAAGGAGAACGACTGGTATGGTAAGGACATGGTTCTTGACAACGAGCAGGCAAAGCAGCTTGCGGACTACGCTGTGAAGAAAGAGGTCTACAACCGGGACGATGTGGAGAGAGTTGTAGCAACGGCACTCATGCACGAGAACGAAGTGGTCATTAACGCTAACTGGTAGTTAGGTGATAAAGGTGATAAAGGTGAGTGTTTTTGCAAAGACTTTTTTCAAATGGGCGTGTTTTGAAAAATTGTTTTTCGTATTTTAGGTGAGTTAGGTGAGTAATCGGGCATAAATGCCTATAACTCTCTCTTATACGCGCGTATATAGAAATAGTTATAGGGAAATGCACCCGATTACTCACCTTTATCACCTTGGCGACTTTGAAAGGAGAAAACGACTATGGCAGATGAAATTGTAGAAAAACGTGGTCGTGGTAGACCGAAGGGTACTGGCGGCAATAAGCGGCCTGACAGAACTGACGCTCTGAGTGTTCATATGGAGCCGGGTGAAAATCGAAAGTATATTGCCCACTCGTTGAGAATGTGGGATTGGGAGACACCCGACATGAAGGAGCCTGCACAGGTTAAGGAACGCATTGGTCAGTATCTTGAAATCTGTGCTGAGGACGATATGAAGCCAAGTGTTGCAGGACTGGCATTGGCTTTTGGAGTACACAGGAAAACATTGTGGGCATGGGCTAATGGTATTGATAGTGCTTATCTACCTCCCGCAAGCCGTGACTTTATAAAAAAAGCGTATCAATTTTTGAACGCACAAATGGAAGATTACGCACAGAACGGGAAGGTCAACCCTGTCACGGCGATCTTCCTCATGAAGAACCATTTCGGCTATGCAGACAAGCAGGAGGTCGTGCTGACACCCAATCAGCAGCTCGGAGATCAGGTTCCCGCTGAGGACTTGGAAAAGAAGTACCTCGAAGATGTGGTGGGTGCGTCCGGCGACTATGACTCGGAGGACTGAGCGACTTTCACGACTTTTGCGACTATGGCTTACGACTATGCCGAGCGACTTTACGACTTTCCCACGACTTTTACGACTTTCGCCCGAGCGACTTTGCGACTTTCCGGCGAGGGTCAGCGACTTTGACAGAGCTGCCGATCTCTTCACGGGGTCGGCAGCTTTTCCTTTCCCCGGCCTGATCGGCGGCGGGTTCTACCGGGGCCGCGTGGGCGCTGTCGGTGCCCCGGCCTGATCGGGGCCGCGTTTTTTTTGCCCTTTATAATGTATAGCGGGCACATTTACAAAAAATCTTGATTTACTTTTACATTTATACTTGACAAGTAAATGCAAATATGCTATCTTGTATTTACCGAAAGCAAGTAAATGCAAATTGAATTTAAAAGGGGATTGCAATATGAAATTTTATGACCTACCCGTTATGGGTCATGACCGGGCAAAAAGTTTTTACGGCAAAGCAAAAGTTATTGAAAAGGACAATGGGGAAAAGGTTTTGCAGTCTTATAATACAGAAGTTTGCAAGATCGGCGGCAATGGCGAATTTGTCCGTTTGTGGGGCGGGTACAGTGTTACCACAATGCGCCATGTTAACAGCTTTCTTTCCTTTTTCGGGATTCCCGGCGGTGGTAAAGCATGGTGGAATATGCAACCGGTGGAAAAATCCCCCCATTATAGTATGGCCGCGGATATGTCCCCCGTAGAAAGTTTGAAAGCTATGTACGCGCGGCGTGCTGCTAATGACATGAATTATTGAAAGAGGTGTACCAAATGAAATTTAAGACAACACAAAAGGAAATTCGGGCAAATTACAATAAAATTATTTGCGTTCCCTATTGCGGATTGCAAAGCCTGCTGAATTATGAAAGTCCGGTTGCATACACGGCGCGCCGTGAAGGATGGGCGGCTGATATTTACGATATGGGCGGCGGGGTTGCCATTGTGACGGGGTATGCCCCATTCGGAAACATTCGCCCGTCTTATGAATTGCGGGAACGCTACGAAAAGCAGGCCGAAAAAATCCGGTATGAATATAATTATGACCGTCAGCGGGAAAGCCTAGAAAGCCTTGCAAGGGATTTTGTAAAAGAGGTTTGCAGTCATGACTAAAAAAGAATATTGCGAAAACCGGGAAAGTATTGCTTATTATAGCGGTTTAGGCGGGCTTGAAATTAAGGGTATTGAATACGGTGTAAGTGATTTTGTTTACTGTGTATCCGGCTGTTGGGGTGGGGATTGGTGCAATGGGAAAAATGCAAAGCGTTTTCATCGTTGCAAAATTTACTACCCCACGAATGGGAAAGATAGCGCATTTTTCCGGGTACATGGGTACAAAATTCCGTTTGACGAATGTATTAGAATGGGGGTTTGACTTATGAAATATTGGCAATTCGTGAATTGGGAGCCCGTGCCGTTTGAAAACGTGTTAAAATCCCGCGTTGCTGTTGCTATTGCAGCATATGAAAACGGCGACAAAAACGCCATAAAGGAATATTATAGGCAATCCGCGACAATAGAAACACTGAAAAACCCCGTTGTTAAAATTGGCGGGTGGGCGTTTTCCTTGCGTGAGTTTTGCCGGGGGTTTTGGGTGAAAACCCGCTACTATGGAATTATGGAGCTATACGCGCCGAATAAGTCGGCTATTTATGCCGTATTAGGCCGGTATCACGTTCTTAAAATTGTAGAGGTGGAATAATGAATATTGTTGCATTGATTGATTTGTTACCGGATACGGTAAAACTTGATACGATAGATTTTCAGTCTGTCAAGATGAAAGACGGGAAAGTGGGAACCCGTGTTGTATTGGATCGAATTTTGACCGAAACGGAAAAACAGCAAATGACAAGCAAACATTTCAGGGGGCTTGATTGTATCGCCCAACATAGATACGCCCCGGAAATTAAGCGTAGTTATTTCTATGTTGTGTAAAAGGGGTGTAAAGCATGGTATACGCAAGGAAAAAGCACGGCGGCACAAGCTGCTATCTTGTATCCCCTGACACGGTACAAGCGTTTATGCGCCGTATTACATGGGCGCAAGGTGTTGCAAATTGCTTTTGTAATGTCACGGTAAAGTCCTATAAAGGCCGGAAATATAACCCCGCTTTTGTTTGGGTATGCGTTGGTTAAAAGGTGGTAGAAACGTGTATGTAATTCTCTTGCTGCTTTTCCTGCCGGTACAAATTTTGATCGACATTCTGAAATTGAATAAGTGAACGCCGCCCCGGAATAGCACCGGGGCGGTTGTTTTTGCGCTTTTCCGGCCCGGCCGGGGTGCCGTGAATGGGTGATGGGGGTGGGGGATATATCAACGGCAGCGAGGGCGGGGTGAGTTGAAAAATACCCGCAAAAAATAAAAAGGCTTATTTACACTTACCTATTGACAATTACATTTACATATGCTATCTTATATGCAAGGGGTGATCTTATGATGACATTCAAAAACGCGATCGGCTATATCCGAGTCTCCACCGAGCGACAGGCCGATGATGACAAATACGGTATCGAGGTTCAGAAGCAGGCCATTCTTCTCTACGCCAACGACAACGGCTATAACATCGTAGACTGGAAGATTGATGAAATCAGCGGTACGAAAGATGACCGTCCCGGCCTGAACGAAATCCTTTATGGGGACGATGTAAGCAACCCTCCCTATGAAGCGGTGATCGTATTCAAGAATGACCGTGTGGCTCGTGATACCAAGCTGTACTTCTACTACCTGTATGTGTTGGAAAAGAAGAACATCAAACTTCTGAGTACACAGGAGAGCTTCACAGAGGGCAGTGAGTTTGCCAATATCTACCGTGCGCTGCTTCAATTCGTGGCAGAGCAGGAGAGAAAGAACATCGCTCTGCGAACCGGCAAGGGTCGTTCCATCAAGGCTTCCTGCGGTGGGTACAGCGGTGGTCGCCGTCCCTACGGGTACAAGGTGGTTGATGGTGTTCTCACCATTGACGAGCAGGAAGCTCCTATCGTGAAGTTTATCTTCGAGAAGCACGAGGACGGCGTTTCCATGCTGGGTATCACGGAGCTGCTTGAAAAGGCGGGATACCAGACCCGTTCCGGCAAGCGGTTTCAGGTGTCCACCATCAAAAGTATTCTCGGCAACCGTCCTCTGTACGAAGGTATGTATAAATACGGGAATATGAATTGGGTCAAGGGCGTTCACGAGCCGATTTTGAAGGGAGCTGGTGATGAATGAAGGCAAAGAAGAAAAGGCGTTGGCTTTGGATTGTCGTAATTATTATCGCAATTAGTTCGATAATTGCCGTCTTCGGGCAAGACGATAGCTTAACGGAAAATGAAGATTCCAAGATCGAAGCTACTCCCACACCAGAGCCTCTAACGAACGAGGTGGGTACGGCCACCTTCGATGAGATTTATAGAGCCTATAAAGACAACGAGCTGGTGGCAGATGATATGTATAAGCATAATCGTTATCGAATCACGGCTAAGATCGATGGGATGACGAACGACGGCCTATTTAATCTTACTGGTGGAGCAACCCTGACTCTTGAAACTAAAGTTGATAACACTATTGTTGTTTTCTATGCTGAGTTCGAGAAAGACCAAGAAGATAATCTCAAAACCGTAAAAGTCGGAGACACGATTACCTTTATTGGGGAATGTCTTAGCGCGGGATCGTGGTCAGATTGTGAGATGATAGCCCAATGAAATATTTTTTCAAGTTTATTGGTTTTGTGATTGAAGTGATATTCATCCTTTTGGTGTTGGCGTTTATCATTCCCAAAATTTTATAATCGGCTTCTGCAAGGGCAGGAGTGACAGCCATGACGGGCTATCTGTGTAGAAATACACGGGTAGCTCGTTTCTTTGTTGGAAAGGAAATGCACATGAATTATGAAAAACTCTCCGGCTCTATCCGAGCCGTGATCGACCGCAGACCGGGAGATAACGGAGCGTACAGTGACCTTTTTTCTCTATGCCGGGAGTGGGAAACCGAAGATTTCTCGGCGGCACATAAGGTAAACAAGGAGCTGTTGGCGCTTTCCGCAGATCAGGTAGTCCGTGGAGGCGGGGCGAAGTTCTATGAACAGTGGCGGCGGTGTCTTCTCTTTGAAGCGCCCCATGATTTTGACTCTTTCATGACCTACATCGAACTCGACCGCAAGCCGGAAAAGCGGTTTTATGCGCCCCGGAAGCACTATCTCAGACCGATGGTGCAGGGGTTCCAAGATGTTCTGGACGGGAAGCTGCGCCTTTTGACGATCTCCATGCCGAAACGAGCGGGTAAGTCACAAACAGGCATCAATTTTGTGAATATGCTCTCTGGCAAGTTCCCTGACCGCTCTACCCTGATGGAAGGGACAGGCGACGACCTTGTAAAGAGCTTCTACAACGGCTGTCTGGAATACCTGACAGTCCCTAACGAGTATCTGTTCTACGATGTATTCCCGGACGCACGGCTGGTACAGACCAACGCCGACACGAAGACGGTGAACCTGAAAAGCAAGTCCCGTTTCCCCACAATCATGTGTCGTTCCATTGACGCTCGACAGGTGGGCTTGTCCGAAGCCACCAATGTCCTCTACCTTGATGACTGCGTGGAGGGTCGTGAGGAAGCGAAGAACCGCCAGCGGCTTGATGACAAGTGGGAAGGGATCTCTGGCGATATTATGGGTCGTGCCATTGAAGGTACGCCGATGGTCTTTACCGGTACTCGCTATTCCCTGTATGACCCCATCGGTCGTGTGCAGGAACACGCACAGCGGGAGGGCTGGGCTTGGAGAGCGATTGAGATACCCGCCCTCGATCTCGTGACGGACGAGAGCAATTATGAGTATGAGCGAGAGGGCAAGAAGGTCTTTACCACGGCTTATTTTCGGGAGCAGCGGGAGCTTCTGAGTGCAGAGCAGTTTGAAAGCGAGTTCCAGCAACAGCCCTTTGAAGCGAAGGGCCTGCTGTTCAACAAGGAAGAGCTGAACTATTTCTTCGAGCTGCCGAAAGACCGTGACCCGGATACCATCATCGCCGTTGGCGATACGGCGGAAAGCGGCTCAGACTCGACCTCCATGCCGGTGGCGAAGATTTACGGCAGCGATGTGTATATCGTTGACGTGGTCTTTGATGACTCCCCCGCTGAGGTGACGAAGCCGGAATGTGCCAAGTGCCTGATTGAAAATAAAGTTGCTTCTGCTGTTTTTGAGTCCAACAACGCCGGTCAGTATTATGCCAGAGATGTTGACCAGATCATTCGTGAGCGTGGGTACTCCGTTGGTATCCGCACGAAGCGCACGATTTCCAATAAGCAGACCCGTATCGAGTTCGCTTCGGACAATATCAAGAAGAACTTCTACTTCAAGCACCCTTCTACCTACAAGCGAGGCAGTCAGTATTGGAACTTCATGAAGGAAGTGACCACATACACTCGCTCCGGTAAGGTTCCGCACGATGACGCTCCCGATTCCCTCTCCCTGTTGGAGAACGAAATCCGTATGCTGTCCGGGGGCAAGGTGGAGGTTTTCAAACGGCCTATTTGAGTCCTTTACTTTCGTTGTGGCGAATGGTATTATTAAAGGTTAGTATTGACAACCATTGGAGAGTTTGATACAATGATAGGAGAGATAATAGGTAGAGGGAAGGAGGTGCTGTAAGTGGGTGCGAGAGCGTTGTTTGGTCGCCGCGTGATCTATACCGATGTTGCCGAAATCAATGCCGGGAACATCATTGATGTTCTGCAAAAGGCTTTGTTCGTCCATCTGCAAAACAGCGCCGACATTGACTATCTCTATCGGTACTATCGTGGAGATCAGCCCGTGCTTTACCGTGAGAAAGAAGTACGGCCTGAAATCTGCAACAAAGTCGTTGAGAACCGAGCCAATGAGATCGTGTCCTTCAAGGTCGGCTATCTGATGGGCGAACCCGTTCAGTATGTGAGCCGAAGCGATGACGAGAGTATTTCCGCTGAGGTCAGCCGCTTGAACGATTATGTTCTCAGTGAGGATAAGCCTGCCAAGGACAAGGAACTGGCGGACTGGTCGCACATTGGTGGTACTTCCTACCGCATGGTGCTTCCTGACGGGGAAGCCGATGTAGAGGAAGATGAAGCTCCCTTCGAGATTTTCACCCTTGACCCCCGCTTCGCTTTTGTGATCTACTCCACCGCCCTCGGCAACCCTGCCATGATGGGTGTGAAGTATGTGAAGGACGAGAACGGAAACCTGATTTTCAGTTGCTACACCCGTGACCACTACTACGAGGTGGAGAATACTTGGGCTATCATTCGGAGCGAACCTCAGATTTTGGGTATTCCTATCATCGAGTACCCGGCAAATAAGGCTCGGCTGGGTGCTTTTGAGATCGTCCTCCCTCTGCTGGACGCTATTAACACCGTGGAGAGCAACCGCCTTGACGGTGTGGAGCAGTTCGTACAGGCGCTCATGCTGTTTCACAATGTTGATATTAGCATTGAGGATTTTCACCAGCTTCGTGACGAGGGCGCTATCAAGTACAAGGACATTGACCCGCAGTTCAAGGCCGAGATCGAGTATCTGACCTCGGAAATGAACCAGACACAGACACAGACCCTCGTGGACAGTATGTATAACACCGTCCTGACGATCTGCGGTATGCCGAACCGCAACGGAGGTTCTTCCACCAGCGATACCGGCTCTGCGGTCATCATGCGTGACGGTTGGTCAGCGGCGGAAGCCAGAGCCAAGGACTCCGAGCTGATGTTCAAGCAGTCTGAGAAGGATTTCTTGAAGCTGGTTCTGCGTATCTGCCGTGACCTGAGCGACCTGACGCTGAAACTCAGCGGTCTGGAAATCCGCTTTACCCGCAGAAATTACGAGAATATCACGGAAAAGGCAAATGTGCTGACTGCTATGCTTGCCAATCCGAAGATCGCCCCGGTTCTGGCCTTTACCCATTGTGGTTTGTTCTCTGACCCGCAGCTTGCGTACCGTATGAGTATGGATTACGCTGAGGAACAGGAGAAAAAGGCCGCTGAACTCGCAACCAAACAGAAGGAGGTTAATCCTGATGGAAAAGGAAATCCGCCTGACCCCGGAAGCGGTCAGGAAGATTGAGGAAATCTTGACTACGGGAAAGACCGTTGAGATCGCAGAACGACACGAGAAGGTGATCGTGTGGGCGGTCAGCAGCAAAAAGAAATATGAACAGCCTATCGCATAGGTGATAGGAACAGCCATTACGGGCTACTGATACCGAAAAGGTATTGGTAGCCCTTTTCTTTTGGTTTAATCGCCGTAAGGCGTTGAATGGTCAGGGAAGACCTTAATCGCAAACGGGAGACAACCCGTAAAAACGGAAAATAGTGCTGAGTGAACAGCCTTGTTAAACGCAGGAGGTAATCATTATGGCAAAGATCGACACCAGCAAAATCACGGGCTATGCGGAAATGTCTGCGGAAGACAAGCTGAAAGCTCTGGAAGCGTTCGAGTATGAGGACAACGCCGCCGAGCTGGAAAAGCAGAAAGCCGCTGTTTCCAAGGCTAACTCCGAAGCCGCTGAGTGGAAGCGCAAGCACAACGCTCTGTTGGGTGAGGACGAGAAGAAGAAGCAGGAGCAGGAGGAAAAGTTCGCCAACATGGAGAAGGAGCTTTCCGAGCTGCGAGAAGCCAAGCGTGTTTCCGAGTTCAAGGCCAAGTTCATCGCTCAGGGCTATGACGAGGCTCTTGCCGAGGATACCGCAAAGGCGATGGCTGATGGTGACTCTGCCAAGGTGTTTGCCAACCAGCAGAAGTTCCTTGACGAGTATGCAAAACAGGTCAAGGCTGACGCTCTGAAAAAGACCCCCAAGCCCACTCCCGGTGCCGGTGGTGGTACTGGCGAGATGGATTACGCCAAGAAAATCGAGGAAGCACGGACAAACGGTGATTTTGCCGCCGTTGCTTACTACACCCGCCTGCAAGCCGAAGCGGAAGCGCAGGCGAAAAACGAGTAAAGGAGAGTTTTTACTATGGCAGATCAGTTTGCTATGAGTTTCGGGGTACTCAATTACTCCGGTATGCTCTTTAACAAGGGCAACACCCGCACCCCTCTGAGTTCTATCATCGGCGGTCGTGCTAAGACCACCAACCATGTTGAGTTCGTGACCGGTCAGGAGTTCACCTCTGGCGGCGGCGCTCAGCCTGCTATCAGCGAGAGTGCTTCTCTGACCGCCCCTGATGCTACCGTTGTGACCCGTGCGCAGAAGACCAATGTGACTCAGATCTTTCAGGAGTCTGTGGGTATTTCCTACGGGAAGATGTCCAACATGGGTACTCTGAGCGGTATCAATGTGGCGGGTCAGCAGGCCAACCCCATGAATGAGCTGGACTTTCAGGTTGCCGCCAAGATGATGAAGGTCAATGCCGACATTGAGTACACCTTCATTAACGGTGTTTACAGCAAGGCTACTGATGACACCAAGGTCAACAAGACCCGTGGTCTGGTTTCCGCAATCACTTCCAACACTACGGCGATGGCTTCCAAGCCCCTCGGCCTGTGGGATATTGCCGACATGGTGAAGAAGATTTACGGTGCTCATGCCCCCACGGATGGCCTGTGCCTGTGGTGTGACGCTGTGACCATGTTCCAGATCAACGCTGACGCTGTTCAGAACGGTCTGACCGTGGTTCCCGCCGCCCGTAACATCAACGGTATCGCCCTGTCCAGCGTGGTCACGCCCATCGGCGTTGTCTATCTGTATCTTGGCGAGTACCTGCCTGCCGGTACTGCCCTGCTGCTGAACCTGAGCGTTCTGGCTCCCGTTTATCAGCCTGTCCCCGGCAAGGGCAACTTCTTCCTTGAGCCGCTGGCAAAGGTCGGCGCTGGTGAGAAGTATCAGCTCTTTGGTCAGATTGGCCTTGACCACGGCCCTGAGTGGTTCCACGGTAAGTTTACCGGTATCTCTACCGAGTTTACCGCTCCCACTTACAGCCGCAGCGTCTTCATCGCTAATGACGCAAACAACCCCGTGAACACTAAGGCCGTTGCTGGCGGCTAAGAGTGGCGCAGGAGTAAACACAACATTTTAGAAAGGAAAGGTGGAAAGTATGACGGACGCTGAGAAGTTGAAAATGGTGAAAGCCATGACCGGCGAGACAGACGAGGACACGCTTTCCACCTACCTTTCTATCGCCGGAAACAAGGTGTGCCGCAAGGCATACCCCTTCGACCCCACCGTGACCGCTGTTCCTGACCAGTACGCTCACATTCAGGTGGAGATCGCCGTGTATCTGCTGAACAAGCGGGGTGCCGAAGGGCAGACCGCTCACAGCGAGAACGGTATCTCCCGCTCCTATGAAGACGGCGATGTGCCGCCTACGCTGCTGAGGGACATTGTTCCCTTTGCCGCCGTAATGGGAGGTTGAGTGCATGAGGACGCTGAACCGCAACAAATCGCCCTTCTGGTATCTGTTGTATGACCGCAAGGAGCCTGTAAAGGACGAGTACGGCAACGAAACCGGCGAGGAACTGGTGGTTTACAAGCCTGCTGTGGCGATGAACGCCAATATCTCGGCGGCGACCGGCTCCGCTCAGGTGGAGCAGTTCGGTAATTTCGCCGGGTACGACAAGGTGATCGTTACCGATGACCTGAGCTGCCCCATTGACGAGAATACCGTACTGTTCATCGACAAGAAGCCTCAGTATGACGAGGACGGGAAGCCGCTCTACGATTACATGGTCAAGCGGGTCGCCAAGTCTCTCAACTCCATTTCCTATGCGGTCAGTAAGGTGACGGTATCGTGAGTCAGACGATCAATGTTCCGCTCTCTGGGAGAGGGATTGAGCGGCTGATACAGGAAACCGAGAACTGGAAGAACCGGCTTCAAGAGCGGACTGCGGTCTTTCTCGACCGGGTGGCGCAGGAGGGCATGGAGAGAGCTTCTGCCAAGTTCTCGCAAGCCGTTTATGACGGCACGAATGATGTTTCTGTGACGGTAGAATCCCGTGGGAACAATGTTCGAGCGGTGGTGGCGACAGGCGGGGCTACCCTGTTTATCGAGTTTGGTACAGGTGTGACCTACCCGGACGATCACCCGGAAGCAGAAGAACTCGGCATGAGGCGTGGTGAATACGGTCAGGGTCACGGCAAGCAACACTCTTGGGGTTATTACGGCGACCCCGGCACGAACGGTGTACTGAAAGAAAAGAAGAACGGTGGGTTCGTGGTCATCACCCACGGCAACCCCGCCAATATGCCGATGTACGAAACGGTAAAGGAGCTGCAAGACCGGCTCACGGAAATTGCGAAGGAGGTGTTTTCATGATTGATGTGGAGAGTCAAATCTACACTCCGATTGTGGAAGCCCTGAGAGCGCAGTTCCCCGGTATCTTGGTCAGCGGCGAGTATGTCAATGCTCCTACCCGTTTCCCCTATGTGAGCTTGGTAGAGCAGGATAACTACACCACGGAAGCTCACATGGACAGCGGAGATACGGAGAGGTTCGCTACGCTGATGTACGAGGTGAATGTCTACTCCGATAAGGCAGGCAGTAAGAAATCCGTTTGCCGAAAAATCATGAGGTTTGTGGACGATCTCATGTACGCCAAAAATTTCAGGCGTATTTCTCTGTCCCCTGTTCCTAATTTGGAGAACGCAACAATCTACCGTCTGGTGGCTCGGTACAAAGCCGAAACAGATGGAACTACTCTTTACAGGAGGTAAATGAAAATGGCTATTTCGACCTATAAAACCTTTCTGATGAAGAAAGGTGATACCGGCGATACTTGGAGCAAGCTGATCGACATCAAGGAGTTTCCCGACCTCGGCGGCGAGCCTGAAATGCTGGAAACCACCACTCTGAGTGATGATATGCAGACTTACATCGCTGGTATTCAGTCTCTTGACGGCCTGTCCTTCACCGCGAACTACACGCTGTCTGATTTCCAGACTCTCAAGGCTCTTGAAGGTAAGAAAACCAGTTATGCAGTTTGGTTCGGCGGCACGGAGAGCGCCGGTGTGGTCACTCCCGATGGTTCTAACGGCAAGTTTTCCTTTGATGGCGAGCTGTCCGTGTACCCCGTGGGCGGCGGCGTGAATGAAGTGGTGGACATGAACATCACCATTGCCCCGTCTACCCCCATCGCTTTTTCGGCGACCTGAGACGCCACTAATCGCCATATTGACAAGGAGGATTCGTCATGGCAAAGCAGTTGACCATCAATGACCCTACTACCGGCGTGACCTACACGCTGGAATATACCCGCAAGTCCGTCGAGATGATGGAGAAAAGCGGCTTTGTTGCCGAAGAAGTGGAACGCAAACCGATGACTATGCTCCCGGCACTGTTTGCCGGTGCGTTTCTCGCTCACCATCGCTTTGTGAAGCGTGATGTGATCGACAACATTTATTCTCGCCTGACTCATAAGGACGAGCTGATCTCCGCTCTGGTGGAGATGTATAACGAGCCTCTGCTGAGTCTTCTGGACGACCCGGAGCAGCAGGAGGATAACGAGGGAAACCTGAGCTGGAAAGCCGGTTGGTAAGCGACCGCCTTTCCGATAACGAGGGGGGCGGCGGCGATCAACGCCCAGCCGCCCTTTTTGCTTACACAGGAAAATTCTATGAAGTCTTTCCATATTACCTCGCCATTGGTATGTCCTATGAACAATTTTGGGAGCAGGACTGTGATTTGGTGAAATATTACCGAAAGGCGGCACGAATTAAGCAAGATTTGCAAAATCAAGAGGCGTGGCTTCAAGGTGCATATGTTTATGAGGCTCTTATTGATGCGTCTCCGGTTTTTCATTCTCTTGCGAAAAAAGGAACGAAACCCGTTCCATATCGTGATAGTCCGTATGAACTGTTCGGGCAGTCGAATACCAAGAAACGAAAAACCATCCAAGAGGAACATGACGAAAAGGCGAAAGCCTACATGGAAGCCTTTATGGTGTCGATCAATAAAAAATTTCAAGCGAAAGGCGGTGACATGAATGGCTGACAATGTGGAGATTCAGGGGTTGGAGTTTCAGATCGTCAATGACAGTACGCGGGCGGTCGCAGGGCTTCAAAACCTGATTAACACGCTCAATCGTTTGAAAACCGCTACCAACGGCGGCGCAACGGGTCTGAGCAAGACCGCTCAGGGTATTCGGGAGCTTTCCAATTCTCTGAAAGGATTGAACAGCGGTGACGCTTCGCAGAAGATCACCCGGCTTGCCAATGCGCTGACCGCTCTGAGCCGGGTTGGAAATGTGAAGATTTCTTCCTCCATTGCCAATCAGCTTACGGCAATCAACACCGCTCTTGCTGGCCTGAAATGGACGGACGGCGACAAGCTGACTTCCCTTGCCAACGGTTTACGCCCTCTTTCCGAGTTGGGCAAGGCCAACATGACCACCTTTATCAATCAGCTTTCCAAGCTGCCGAAGGTGATCGAGGATTTGAAAACGGCGGATATTGACAAGTTCACACAGCAGATGAAAGACCTTGCCGCCGCCATGAAGCCTTTTGCTGATGAAATGCAGAAGGTGTCCAATGGCTTCTCGGCGTTTCCGTCCAAAATCCAAAAGCTGATTACCAGCACGGAGAAATACAACGCTTCGGCTAGTAAGGCAACCTCCACTACCGGGAAGTTCACGGGCGGATTGAAAGCGTTGAACGTTGCTACTGCCGCAGTCGCTTTCCGCAAAATCGGCCAGTTCATTGCACAGACGGTTACGGAGTCCAACAAGTACCAAGAAGACCTAAACCTGTTCACAGTTGCCTTGGGACAGTATGCAGCCGAAGCTCAAAACTACGCTGAAAAGGTGTCCGAGGTTTTGGGTATTGACCCCGCGCAGTGGCTTCGCAATCAGGGCGTTTTCAACACACTGCTGACTGGCTTCGGTGACACAGCAGAACGAGCGCAGCTCATGAGCCGAAACCTGACGCAGTTGGGTTATGACCTTTCTTCTTTCTTCAACATTCCCATTGAAGACGCTATGCAGAAGTTACAGTCTGGTATTTCCGGCGAGCTGGAACCTCTGCGGCGCTTGGGCTACGATTTGTCGCAGGCACGATTGGAACAGACCGCTTTGAACCTTGGTATCAAGGAAAGCGTTGCGAACATGACGCAGGCAGAAAAGGCCGAGCTGAGATACTACGCCGTCATGACTCAGGTAACGACCGCTCAAGGCGATATGGCGAGAACACTACAAGCCCCCGCAAACCAACTTCGTATCTTGCAGGCGCAAATTACACAGGCATCGCGGGCGATCGGCAATATCTTTATTCCGGCTCTAAACGCCATCCTTCCTTATGCGATTGCCGTAGTTAAAGCTATTCGAGAGATTGCAAACGCTATCGCAAATCTTCTCGGTTTTACTTTGACCGATGTTGATTATTCAAGCGTTGGGAAACTCGCATCCGGCACGGGAGCGGTGGCAGATAATCTCGGAAGCGCTGCCGGGTCAGCTAAAGAGTTGAAGAAATACATCGCCGGATTTGACGAGTTGAATGTACTTCCCTCGAACAGCAATGCCGGATCGGGCGGGGGCGGTGCTGGCGGTGCTGGCGGAGGTGGATTTGATTTTGATCTTCCGACCTATGATTTTCTCGGTGATGCGGTAGAAACCCGTGTCGATGAGATTAAAGATAAGCTGAAACCACTTTTGGTAATCGCTCTGGCAATCGGGGCAGCGTTCGCCGGTTGGAAAATCGGAAAGAAGGTTACTACCGCAGTTGCCGCGCTGAAAGAGGGGTTTGCCGTTTTTGCCAGTTCAGGAGCAGGCCAAGCAATCCTCTCAAAACTCGCAAGTTGTGTCGCAGGAGTTGCTTTGCAATTTAATGCGGCTGGCGGAGGGGTGAAAGGATTCCTGTCCGTGCTCGGGCTGGTCGCCAAGGTTGCCGCCCCTGCTGTTGCAATTTTGGTAGTGGTCATTGCTACTCTCAAGGTTCTCATCGAAAGATGGAACGACATTAAATCGGCAGTGGCGAACACCTTCGGAAAGTTGAAAGTCGGAGAGCGCTTACAGGCGCTCAACGACAAACTGAACCAGTTAGGTGAAAAACTCGGCTGGGTTGACGGCTTTTGGAATGGCCTGAAATCTACTATCGGTAGCCTCATGAACTTCATCGGTGAGGTAGTAATCACAGTTGTCGGAAGTTCTTTAATCGGGCTATTTAACGGTCTGGTTGGTGTGCTGGACGGCGTAGTCACCGCGATGACAGGCGTCGTTGAAATATTCACGGGATTCGCACAATTCTTGAAGGGTGTATTTACTGGCGATTTGGAGTTGGTTAAGAAATCCTTTGCCACTTTCGGTTCCGGTATTTCCAAAATCTTTTCAGGTGTAATTGATGGACTTGTAAATGGATTCACGGGTTGGGTTTCCGGTGTCATCGAGGGAGTCACAAATCTGGGTGGTACTCTTCTTGGAACTCTGATTCCCAACATTGTTAACGGTATTTCTACCTTTTTCAGTAATCTTTGCACGGACATCGCCCAGTTCTTCACGAATGCTTGGAATTCCATTTGCACCCTGTGGTCAACCGTAGGTAATTGGTTTAACACCAAAGTAATCACTCCGGTCGATACTTTCTTCTCAACGCTCGGAACTAAAATCGCTGCTTCTTTTACGACCTCATGGACGAAGGTTAAGACTGAGTGGGGCGTTGTGACGGATTGGTTTAAAAGCAAAATCATTGCCCCAGTGCAAACAGCATTCGAGTCGATGTGTTCATCGGTCGGTGGATTTTTTGTTTCGCTTTGGGACGGAATCACGGGCGTATTCGCGGGAGTCGGCGGGTGGTTCCAGTCGAATGTGGTTGACGCTATCAATTCAGCCTTTAGAGCGTTGGTAAATGGCGCGATTAGTTTGCTGGAACGAATGCTAAACGGTATTATCCGGACGCTGAATAACTTCATCGGGAAAATCAATTCAGTGCTGAGTATCGTTGGCGGAGGTATTAGTACCATCTCATATGTCAGTATCCCAAGACTGGCTAATGGCGGTTTTGTGGATGAAGGGCAGCTCTTTATCGCGCGTGAAGCAGGGGCTGAGATGGTTGGACGCATTGGCGGAAAGACGGCTGTAGCAAACAACGATCAGATTGTTGAATCTGTATCGCAAGGTGTGTACGAGGCAGTGCAGAGAGCAAGCGGTGAAACGAATTCGGGCAACAGTCGCCCGATCACTGTAATTGTGCAGATGAACGGTAAAGAATTGTTTAGGCAGATGGTTGACGAAAACAATGCCGCCATCCGCGCAACCGGATTTAGCCCACTGTTGGCGTAAGGAGAAATTATGGCAATTCTTACAATCACAAAGGCAGACGGGACTTCTGTCCCTCTGCCTGACCCTGCTCAGTTATCATGGAGTATCCAAGACGTTGACGCAGATGGGACAGGCCGAAATCAAAATGGCGACCTGTTCCGAGATCGCGTTGCAGTAAAGCGGAAGCTGACTCTTTCGTGGCCTCCGTTGGCCGCGTCAGATATGTCCACTTTGCTGAGTGCCGTCACGGATACCTTTTTCACGGTTTCATATCCCGATGCGTTGACCGGAGAAACCCGAAGCATGACTGCTTATGTGGGCGACCGGACTGCTCCTATGTATAGTCTCATCAATGGGGTCTATCTGTGGAATAGTCTATCCATGAATTTTATTGAAAGGTGAAGCACCATGTACACTGTGACAGAATCCTTCCATGAAACGTGCAAATCGCCGGGAAGAAGTATTACTAGTAAAATCACATTTAACGGTGTCAGTGAGCTTGCCGCTTCTGAAATTCAGGAAATTGTTGTTACTGAACAGTGCGGGTCATCGGACGGTGTAACGATCGGAGCGTCTTTTTCCTCGCAATGCAAAGTGACGATTTATAAGCAGACTCCCGAGCTTCCCCTAAATGGGGCGTATTTCGCCCCTTCTGTCGGAGTCATTCTCCCCGGAGACGGCGGAACTGTATACGTCCCGAAAGGCGTATTTTACGTTTCCTCTGACGGTGTAGAGAATAGCGGCAACCTGTGTCTAACGATCACCGGTTATGACCGTATGGCGGCACTGACTGACGAATATACCCCCACCATCAATTTTCCGGCCACTCCGAACGCGATGCTGACCGATATCTGTCTACAGGCAAACATCACTGCTCCGGAAGTTGTTTTCCCGGAGATGGTAATTTCCAATTCTTACTCAGGTACAATCCGTCAGCAATTAGGATGGTTGGCAGGGCTAATTGGTGCGAATGCGAAATTTGACGCGACAGGTCAGTTGGTTTTTCGCAAATATTCCGAGGGTATTACCATAGGGCCTGACGCACAATATCAGAATGGTTTAAAAAAGACAGCCGCCGATCGTTTCACAATTCAGGCGCTTGTCACCGGCACGGAAGATAATCCGATTACTGTTGGCACGGGAACTAGCATTTCGGCAACAAATCCATATATGACGGAAGCGGTTGCCGCCTCGGTGCTTGAACAGATAAAAAGTCTGACTCTGATGCCGCTGGAAGTAAAGTGGCGTGGAGATCCGTCCGTTGAAGCCGGTGACATTATACACGTTATCGACAGTACAGACCTTGACGGAGGCGGTCTGCCCGTTTTGGTGATGTCGCAAGAGTTGCGAGTTAAAGGCGGCATGAGTGCTACCACTATTTGTTACGGCTCGCCAGACTCAAACTATACTGTCGAGAACCCCATCATCCAAAAAGTTAAACGCGAGTATGCGGGACTTGCAAAAGCAATGCAGGACGCGACCGAGCGCATCATTGGCGCAAAGGGCGGATATTGGGAAGTCCTCTATGATGAAAATGGATATCCTACTGGGTGGATGGTACGTGATACCCCAACTGTTGAGGCTAATACCCGCCTGTGGCTGATGAATATCAACGGGCTTGGATACTCCAAAGACGGAGGGAAGACGATTAGCGGCGTAGCGTTGACGATGGACGGGCAAATCAATGCAAATGCTATTACCACCGGCCAAATGTCAGCAGAGCGTGTTACTGTGAACGGGCAAACCCTCTCCGATTTTATTGATATCGGGATGGATGATGACGGGCATCCGGTTTTGAGAATCGGCTCATCGGTATCTGAAATTACGCTCAAGGAATACAACGACAAAATTGGCTTCTATGACGCGAACGGAATGCTCTTGGCATACTGGAATAATAACAGTTTTGAACTGGTAGAGTTGTCGAGATTCAGGCTTGGCCCGATGAGTATCGTTGTGCAGCCGAACCAATCTGTTAGTTTTGTGGGGGTGAGTTGATGGCGGTTTATCAAAGCCTAACACTATCTCAAATCAGCCAAAATATTCAGAATAATACGTCTCAGGTAAGAATCTTGTGGGAATCTACGCAGACTGGTGCAAGCCACAATGATAATTCCAGAACCGCGTACTACGACGTATCTGTTAACAGTGGCGAAGTAACACAATACAGCGTCACCTACACCTTACCTGCAAATTCAACTAAAACGATTCTCGATACGATAATTACTGTACCGCACAATAATGACGGTACAGGCACGGTTAGAGTCAGAACGTGGATGGATACCAGAATCAGCGCGGGCGTAGTTGAAAAATCTCAAACGTTGACTCTAAGTACAATTCCTCGCGCAACGACACCCGTTATAGCCCCTCTGGTAATGGGGCAAGAGGGTACAATTACACTTGATCCCGCGAGTAACGATTTTACTCACACGATTACTTATAATTTCGGAATACAGTACCACGGCACGATTGCGATTAAAACCGCAGAGCGCTCGATCAAGTGGACACCCCCGAAGTCACTTGCGAATGTGCTTACCAGTGCGGAAGCCGGTAAGATACATTTTAGATGCACTACGTATAACGGAGATACCTTCATCGGATCTACTGAGGTGTGGACGGAAATTACTGTTTCTCCCGATACAGTGCCAACCGTGTCTGTTAGTTTGTCGGATGCGGCGGGATATAAAAATACTTATGGTTGGGTTCAAAACAAAAGCCGAGTGAAAGCGAGTATAACTGCGGCTGGCGTGATGGGAAGTAAGATCGTCGACACCGTGATGACCGTGAACGGGAAAGTTGTTGACGCTAACGCGGAAAACAGTCTGCCCGATAGCGGAAACATCCCCGTAAAGGTTGTCGTGACAGATTCTCGAAAACGTACTGCAACATATAATGCTAATCTTTCCGTAGCCGCGTATACCGCTCCATCTATCAACAATTTGGTTTATACCAGAGGGAGTTATACCAATAATGTCTGGAAAGAAAACATAAGTGGAGCAGACATCAAAGTTACGTTTACATTAACGATGACTCTGGCGGCTAACAAAGCAGACCTTACGGTGCAAGTTGATGGTGCGATAAACAAAATCGTATCCAACCAAACCTCCGGAACAAAAACCATCTATCTCACCGGCATCGGGACAGATACCACACGAAAATTATCCGTAAGTGCGCTTGATGCGTTGGGCACCAAATCTTCTAAAGAGATCGTTATCGCCACTGTAGAAGTACCTCTCAATATCAATTTTTCGCTGCCGGGAGTGTGTTTCGGAGGCATTGCCGAAAAGGAAAAGATTGTCCAGTCGAAATGGCCGATAGAGGTGGAGGGTAAAGTCAATGCCACAGATTTGCAGATAAATGGGACTTCTGTATCTGATTTAATTGAACAATCTGGTGGGTCTGGAATCATTGTCGATAGCGAATTGTCCAGCACGTCAACGAACCCTGTTCAGAACAAGGTCATCAAGGCCGCTTTAGATAATATGTCGAGCAATGTTGATTTTGTTGAAATAACAGCAGAAGAGATGCAAGCCATCTGGGATGCTAATTGAAAGGAGTAACGGTATGAGTGACAAAAAGTATGTCGGTGCAATTGCAGCGGCAAAGATTGTGACGCTTATCAAGGCCGCGCTTGGCAAGAAGCTGGACAAGTCCGGCGGGACGATCACTGGGAGTTTGGAAATCAACGGTGACGTGCATGCTGTTGGAGCCGTGCAGTCTGATCTTCTGCTGTCGGCACCAAGCGTTACTGTGCATAACGGTGCAGGAGAGTCTGTCCACATTAACTGCTCTGGGGATAACGCTGCTGGAATTTCCAGCTTGGGCAGCGACGGAAAATCGCACTATTCACGGTTCGCTGTTGGCACACCAACCGGCGACAATGACGCGGCCACAAAAGCGTATGTGGATAACCACGCTGCGGGGTACGAGGTCATTACCGTAACATCGACTAAAGTGTCCGATTTGGGCTATGACGCATCTGAAGGCGCGACTAAATACTCAGTGACCTTTGACGCGAGTTTCGATTCCATCCTTGCGAATCTTGCGGCAAACAAACCGATGAAATTCAATATTACAATCCCTGACAACACCGGTGGTTTTCCTCTGTCGTTCACAACTGGTTATGTGTCTGCTCTTGGTAACTCCATGTATGAGTTCACAGGGACACTCGCTGGCGCTCCTGTCGTACTAAGCATTGGCGGACTCGGCTCTGCGAGCGTTTATCTCTATGCGGATTATCTTCCTGAGCCGAACCCGGATGATTCCGATGATGGCAAGGCGCTTGTGGTCAACAAGCACAAGTGGGAAATGAAAAAAGTAGATGCTGTTACAGAAGTGGCTACAGAGGCTACAAACGGTTTAATGTCTGCTTCTGATAAGGAAAAGCTAAACGGCATTGCTACCGGGGCAACTAGAACAACGGTGGACAGACTCTTGCTCGATAATTCCGACAATCCAGTCTCAAATAGGGTGCTAAAAGCAGCGCTTGATGCAAAGGCTTACAAGACGGTGGCAACGGCAGAAGCAGACGGCCTTATGTCTGCATCTGACAAGAGCAAACTTGGTGGTATCGAGTTCGGGGCAAACAAAACCATCGTGGACGCGGCGCTGGATGCGTCCAGCATGAATTCAGTTCAGAACAAGGCCGTCAAGGCCGCGCTGGATAAAAAAGCGGACAAGACGGCGCTGGATACTAAGGCAGATACCACCGTTGCTACGGCCAGTGCAAATGGTCTGATGTCCGCTGCCGATAAGGAAAAACTGGACAGTATGTACGACATTGTCGCTACATCCACGGATGGAGAGACATTTGACATCACACCTGCACAGTTGCATGAAAAGCTGAAAGGTGTTCCAACCACCTGCGCAATCAAGGTTGTGGATACAATCATCCCGTTGCATCGAGTGCAGTTGCCGGGTGATGGGAGCACCAAGTATATTTTCCAAACCACAAAGGACAATGGATTTTGGGAACCCAATACAAGACTGGCGTATACTGCATCGGCTGGCGGTACATATGCGGGTACAATATGGGGAAAGTCCGAATATGATTTGCTTGCAAGCACTCCCGGCATCCTGAAATTCACTGGCGCTGCCGAGGCGCAGTTTAGCGGTTCAAAAGATGTGACCATAGACATCCCGACAGGAGAAGGCGCTGTTCGGTACGATGAAACGCAAAAACTGACATCCGATCAGAAGTTTCGCGCGAGCCAAAACATTGGGGCGGTCAGCCAAAAGCACGCGTTTATCGATGGCGTTGTAATGTTGCAGGCAATCGGGCATGATGACGGGGCAAGTGTTGTAAACATTACGCCAAGCGAAAAAAGCAACGACTACACGCTTACTCTTGATGGTGGGCCTGAAAACGTCCCTGTGTATGTAGCGGGCCTTGAAACCCCGACAGATGCACAGACTGACTGCGCGGCAAACGTGGCCTACGTCAAGGCAAAAGTTGCCGAAGTTGCCGCCAGCGGCGGCGTGGACGTGGATAATGCACTGTCGGCCACATCTACCAACCCCGTCCAAAACAAAGTCGTCAAGGCCGCACTGGACAAGAAAGCTGGTACCGCGGTGGCGACCACGTCCGCCAACGGCCTGATGTCCAAATTGGATAAAGCAAAGCTGGACGGCATCGAGAAGGGCGCAACAAATATCACCATTGACAGTGCCATGTCTGGGTCGTCAAACAACCCCGTCGCAAACCACGTCGTCAAGCAGTACGTCGACGACAAGGTGGCTGCTGGCAGTAACATCACCGTTGACGCGGAGCTGTCGGCTACATCGACCAATCCGGTACAAAACAAGGCCGTCAAATCGGCGATCGACGGGAAAGCCGATAAGACCGCTTTGAACGCCAAAATGGACAAGTCTGGCGGCACGTTTACCGGCAACGTTCATGGGAAGTATTTTTGCGGTACGTGGCTACAGTCCACAGAGGCTAGCGATCTGGGGCGTACACCGGGCAAGATCGCCGTGATGGACGACAGCGGCTGGGGGTACTATCGCACGCCCGCCGAACTGTTTGCCGATCTTGGGATTGCCAACGCAATCAAGTCCTATGTTGATACTGCAATCGTAGCAGCAATCAACAGCAGCTATTAAGGTGGTGAAACGATATGCCTACTAATGTGACACTTACAAACTATATGGCGAACGGTGGGAAAGGTTGGTTTCCGGCCACGCGCGGAAACTGCACGTGGCTCAACTCATCCATCACGCCCGGCGACGGGGCCACGTCCAGCGTTAAAATCACGCCGTCCGGCGCTGGAGAATGTACACTGACATCCGCAGCGCACAATCTGGTTGCATCGCACAAATACTATATCAGCTTCAAGGTGCGGTTCGCGTCGGCTACACAGGGCACTTGCGATTGGTATTGGCCGGTTGCCGAGCCTTGTGCAGCGCAAAACATGGCTTTTAATGCTGCGGCGGGAACGTGGGTGCGTCTGTCAGCGGTATTTGAGCGCACAAGTTTTAGAGATGGCAGCTACACTTGCCGCTTCGATTACAACAACAATAACGGAAAGAACACGCCGTTTTGGTTTACGTCGTGTATGTTGTTCGACTTGACTGCGGCGTTCGGTGCTGGTTTGGAGCCGAGCAAGGATTGGATGGACAAGCACGTGACGGCATTTGCGGATTCGCAGAAAGTTCAGTACATAGAAAACCTTGGCGAGTTGTTTGCGGGTATCTCCAGCGCAATCCAAACGAAAAGTGGCCAGTCGGGCAAAATCTTTGCGTGTGATTTTATAGATAAAATCCTCGCGCTGTGATGGAGGACGAGCAAATGGAAATCATCGAAGCATACGCAACGCAAAACAAGTGCTACCAGATTGGTACGCCGCTTAAACCGCGCGGCATCATGCTACATAGCATTGGGTGCCCGCAACCTAATGCATCCGTCATGGCGCGAAGTTACAATCAGTACAGGCCAAACGGCCAGTCTGTTTGCGTCCATGCTTTTGTGCAGCGGGATGGCAAAGTATATCAGACACTGCCGTGGACTGTTCAAGCGTGGCATTGTGGCGGGTCTGCAAATGGGACGCATATCGGCATCGAGATGACCGAGCCTGCATCTATCGTCTACACTGGTCATGGCGCTGAGTGGCGCGATCTCGACCCTACGGCGACCGAAACCCATGTCAGAGGTACTTACGCCGCAGCCGTGCCGCTTTTCGCGCAGCTTTGTGCCCAGTTTGACCTTGACCCCTTGGCTGACGGCGTGATTATCAGCCATGCAGAAGGACGTATGCGAGGTGTTGCTAGTCCCCATGCCGACCCCACGCATCTCTGGAACGCTTTTGGCCTGACGATGGATATGTTCAGGCGCGATGTTTATAAAGCAATGCACGGTACAGAAAAGGAGGAAGAAGATATGACAAGATACCACAGCATCGGCGAGATGCCAAGCTACTACCGCGATGAGGCGGCGCAGTTGGTGGACTCCGGCGCGTTGCAGGGTGACAACGGCGACCTTAATGTGTCAGAGGATATGATCCGAGGCGCGATTATCGGTATGCGCTACGCCGAGGCACGCAACCCGCGCTACTATAGCATCGACGACGTGCCCGTATGGGCACGTGATGAGACGCAGCGCCTGATCGAGCGCGGCGCATTGCAGGGCGACGGCAAGCACGAACTCAACGTCACGTATGACGCACTACAGGCAATGATCGTGTGCCAGCGGATGATTGACGCCGCTGCCGGGAAGTGAGGCGCGGCCGTGACTACATATCAGTGGCTTTGCCTGCTGGGCATCCCGTCGCTGCTGATCGCGGCGCTGCTGGGCATGATCCGGCATCTGGCGACGCAGATCAAGCATGACCGCGCGGACACTGCGGCGACCAAACTGGGCGTACAGGCCCTACTGCGGGCGCAGATGATTGCAGATTACAACAAATGGCATGATCGGGGTTACGCCCCGATTTATGCCCGACAGAATTTCGAGAATTGCTGGAAACAGTATCATGCGCTGGGAGTCAACGGCGTGATGGATGACATTCACAGCAAGTTCTTGCAGCTACCGACAGAAAATTGAAAGGGGTATACATATGGATTTTGGTATTGCATCTGTGGCGGCGATCACCGCTATCGCGTATCTGGTAGGCATGGCAGTTAAGGCCACTAATGTGGCAGACAAGTGGATTCCTATTATCTGCGGCGTGACCGGGCTGGTGCTCGGTGTGGTGGCATGGGTGATGGGAGTGACCGGTTATCCGGCCGATAACTGGCTGGACGCTGCGGCTGTCGGTATCGTTTCTGGCTGGGCGGCAACGGGACTTAATCAGTCGATCAAGCAACTAACGGATAAGTGATATTCATATAACAGCATCCCCGGAGGTTTCAGCTTCCGGGGATTTTTACACTTAATTGTACAAGGTGATAAAGGTGAGTAATCGGGTCAAAATCCCTATAACTTCTTCTTAGTACGCGCGTATAAGAGATAGTTTATAGGAAAAACGCTCGATTACTCACCTTTATCACCTAAATGCAAAAAAGACACTCTCTACCGATTAAGGTAAGGAGTGTCTTTTGGTTTGGACGAAGACCGTACCCCACACGATGTAGGGTTCGGATATGCGTCCAATGGTGGAGTATTACAGCTTGATGCATATAGCAGAGGAATGGGTGGAATGGGAATACCTGGAGATCTTTCCAGCCAGTCAAGATTTGTG